CGATTCGCTCTAAGCGATTACGTAGTTCCTTGTTTTTTGCCTGTAGATCGATCAACGCCATCGTCATCGACAAAGCGCTTGAGCCGTAACTTGAGGCAGGTGCAGGCAATACGCCCTCTTGTTCTAGGTCGCGTATCATAGATCCTTTAGGATTTTGCGGATCTGATCGATCACCCAACCCATGACGATCACGGCCACGGTTAGCCCGGCGATTCCAGAGCCTACGAACAGCGCCCAGCCGGTAATCAGCATAGACACCTGGGCGAGATCCCGCATGACTTCCCACGAGATCATTTGCTGGCCTCGTGTTGGGCGTGCCACATACGGCACACGGCGGGATTGGGATGGTAAACGTACGCTTCGGGGCCGAGATCGTACCCGCCGCGCTTATTTAAATTAACTTGTTGGTAGTGTGGCTTTTTAGGCTCAGTTATTACCGCCGTGTTACTACTTCGGCGTAAGTCGTTGTAGTGATAAGCTTCGGACGGGGTGGGATTTGAACCCACGGATCTATTTCCTTCTTTGTTTTGATTGATTATGCTTTGCATAGTTGCTGGATATTATTGCGCTAAACTGCCCAAATGTTACCCTTGTAACTATGGCCTATTCTTACGTTAAAAAAGGCAATCCGTGGTTTTATATTCGTTTTAAAGATCCGTCCGGCAAGTGGCGTACAAAAAGCACCCGCTATCGAATCGACAATACTCTGCATCGCGCAAAAGCAACGGCCGAGGCCGCTCGACTTGGCGTGAACGAAAAGCGAAAAGATTGCGGCCACGAGTGGGTTGAAGATTTGATTGAAAATCACCCCGTTTCCCCTCTGACAAAAGTGTATTACAGAAATTGCTGGCGTCATCTTGCTCGTTTTATTAGTGAGAAAAAAATAACTCTGCAAGCGTTTTCTGCTTCCGATTGCGAAATTTATTTGCGATGGCGCCAAAGTCTTCCCCGCACGTCCGGAGGTAAGGCTGGTCGCAATCAAGCGTGCCAAGATTTGAAGATTCTTAAATGGATTCATAGGCAAGGCCGACTGCTTGGAAAAATGGATTCTGTGGCTCTTCTTGATTACCGAATTAAGCGGGGGCCAATCGCCCGTGTTAAACCTGTTTTTTCGGATAATGAGATTAAAATCACCCGGAAGGCTTTGGCCGTGGAAGGTGTACCAGAATGGATGCGAGTTAGCTTTGAAATTGCCTTGGCTACAGGTTGCCGTCTCCGAGAGACGCAGATCCCGCTTTCTTGCGTGGATCTGAAGAATCGCATCCTCACCTTTCCCTGTCCCAAGGGTGGAGCTGGTAAATCCTTCAGCATTCCCATACCGGCCGCTATTGAGCCGATGCTGGCCAGAATGAAGGCCGAGGGACGCGAGGTCACCTGTATCGTTCCCCGCACTCGAGCCTCGCTTTGTTGGCGTCGCCTGCTGGATATATGCGGTCTTAAACGTCACTGCTTCCACTCCCTTCGGGTAACCCGAGTGACGAGACTGCGGCTTTCAGGCTGTTCTCAATCTGTCGCCATGAGACTCGTAAATCACTCCTCGACGTTAGTTCACGAGCTTTACCAACGGCACTGTGTGGACGACTTGCGCGATGCTGTGAATTTAGGCCAGTCTGCGCCAGCCGCCATTGATCAAAATCAGAGGGAATTACCTTTCCCGCGATCTGCGGGAATCCAGGCAGTGCCTGCATTTGCTTAATACGCACGTATCCAAGGCCGTAAGCGGCGCCTAGCTGGCGAAGGGAAAGAGCTCGGTTTTCCTGGCGGAGTTTCATGGCAATATCGTTAAGACGCTTCAAGCTCATGGCGTATCTAGCTTTGCTCTCCCGATGCTCTTGCGAGCAGTTGGGTGACGAGCTGGGAAAGTGAAATACGACGAGCAGCGGCCAGTTTCTGTGCTGCCTTTTTCAATACCGACGGCAGGACAAGATTTGTCTTTTCTGCTTTGTTACCATTGAGAAAGCGACGAGGCATACGCCTTGACTACGCATAGTCTGCGTATTGTCCATAACTTTCTTTTTATTTATTAAAGTTTCTTTCAAACTTGCAAGGCGTATAAATTACGCATACTATGTTCCCCTATGAAAAAGGTGAAAACCAACCTTACAATAGATCCCAAGGTGAAACGCAACGGCGAGCGACTAGCCAAGAAAGGCGGATTAAGTCTTTCGGCCTTTATTACCACCCTGCTCGTGAAAGAGCTGGCCAAAGAAACTAGACGCTAGTTTTTGGGCGATTTGCCTGAAGTAAGCCGGTAGTGCGGCACCTTGCGGCAGTGGCCTAGAAACTTTTTTCCGCTTGAATCAACGTGAGGCAATCGGATCACGTAGTTTTTCTTCTCTGCCCTGCCGTCTTTAATCAATCGTGCCAGGAGTTTATTAGCGTAATTTGCCGACTTCCCCCACAGCTCGGCGATCTGGTGTTTAGTTAGCCAGCCAGCCGGCACCACCTCCTGCCGCTGCCCAGCAACATATTCGGTCAAGACGGTTGCCCAATCTGACTTTATACTGGATATCGCCATGTCCCTCCTACTGGCGACAAGACGTTGACCGTGCATCCCTGCCCGCCCTCTACATACTCGCCCCACGCCACGCCGTGTTGCCATCTGGTAACCGATCGCATTCTCCTGGCGTAGTGCATGCTGGCGATGTCGGCTAGGCAACCGATCGACCAGCCCACAGGGGCGCCAATACTACGGCCAGCCGTTCGATCTACCCGGTGCAGGTGGCCCATAACGACAGGCTTGCGGAGCATTTCAACGTGATCGCGTACTGCGCTTGCCTCTGAGTACATAAAGCCGTGGCCGAATGCCGTGCCGCCAAGATCACGCCAACCTTTCTCTATATCATAAGGGATATACTGCGCCTTTAGATCCTTGCACATGTTGTAGATTTCCGACTTAGCCGACGTGCAGCAGTGCGCCACGATTGCGCTAGGCGAGTATTGTAAAGCCGTTAGACGGTGCTCGTGGTTGCCCTCAAAAACATAGCGTGGTGCCAGTTCTCGGACGAAATTGAGGCCAGCGTCAAAGTCCTCTCGGATGGATGCGGTACGCTCGGGCGAATCTGGATCTTTACGGGCACTGCCCATTAGTCCGGATAGATCGACAAAATCGCCCAGGTGAAGGATTGAATCTGAGTCAGGCTGCCACCTCCGCTTCATTTCTAAAGCGGCTTTGCAGGCGGCTGCGTTTGCCAGGTGTCCGTGGCTGCAGCTCACCGCCAGCCACCGCTTCCACTTGCGAATTACTTTCATTTCTTATCGGCCGCTGATGGGAATCCCTCGAGCACGGCAAGGATCTGACGGCAACTTTCCCGCGATTGCGCTGCCACAACGCTCTCGTCGCTGGCCCCGATCAGTGCGATTTCGGCTATGACGGAAAGCTGCATCTTTAACGTGTGGACGTAGGTGCATAGATCCAGCACCTCTTCCCACGCATCCTTCCACACGGGCCTGCGCCACAACGCACCACCGTGCTGGTCTTGGCCTTTGCGATATTTTGCGTCCAGATCCCTGCTTAAATCGCGCAGAATGCCAGCCAGATGCTTCTCGTGTTCGGGCGTCACCGTGAACTCCACGGCCTGTTACTGACTAGGCTTTTGGCCCTCGTTTTTGTGCGGATATCCTTGGCCTTTATCTGTTCCACTTGTTCCACGGAGTTGCGTGAGATGTCACGCCAGCTCTTATATTTAGACGACTGCAAGTGACCTGTTTCCCAAGAGATTGCGGCTAGTTCAAAGCTCACCCCAACGTGCTCGCCCAGGCGGAAAGCGGTTTCATTGTCCCAATCCGAAATCCACAGATCCGCGTTCTTTGCCGACTGCTTCAACGGTACCCAATCAAACGCCAGCCCGTAGTTGTGATAACTTTCCCCTGGTTTGGCTTTAGTCACGATCTTGTTGCTTCCGTCAGTTCTGCCTTTTGCGTACAGCGCGGCCTGCTCCTCCATGGAGCGCATACCGCAGTAGATAAGAGGCTCGATCCGGCTGGTCACCATTTCATTCACCCATCCCCTTACCTGCCTTTGAAAGCTGGCGTCTAGCGAATCAATCGCCCGCAAAGTGCGAGAACTAGCTTCCGCGAGGCTGGTCACTGATTCCTAGCTCGCTCTCTTTCAGTTTCTGCCAAGCTATCAGATAGCGCTTTGAGCGATTCCGCAAACAGATCTCGGTAAGCTTGTGGGCAGGGTGGGTTACTGCGTTCGGCTTTGTCCCATGCGTAGATAAAGTACGAGATACTGTCCGGGCTTGGCGGCGGGCCGTCCTGCGTTTGCGAGGTTGTCGCACAGGATGCCAGTGCCAGGCTAAGAATCAGCAGGAGGGCGTTTAGTCCACCACGCATCTATGTCTCTCAGTCTTTTCCTACGTTCCAGTTCAATCGCCTCAAAGTTGCGCTGTAGCGGCGATTTGCGTTTTAAAAACCAAAGCAGGACGCCCAGCAAACTGCCTACCACGCCGACGATTGCGGCGATCATTTGCTTACTTTTTTGAGAATCGAGCGATGACGTCCACTATCTTTTGCAGGGTACGCTCAGGTTCGTCGCCAGGGATAACGGCCGATACCGCAATCACAGCCACTAGCACGGCCGACAAGGCGCCAAGGTAAGACTGCCAGTTCGTTAGTATGTTATTGATAATTTCCATGCCCTTGGCGGGGTGTCAAAGGTAGGTCAAAAGCTAAATCGGCGTTTGATTAACTCCCACGCTGTGCTTACCACTGCCCCGGATACCAACGCCACTAGCCACAGCTTTGTTTTAATCGTGTGCGCGTCGCGTTCCATGTTGGTCAGGCGGCCGTGATACTCGCCCAAGCTGGCTTGCGAGCGTTCTAATAAATCCAGAATTACCGACTGCCGGGTTTCGATTCGGGCGATTGATTCCCGCACTAGGCTTAACCGCTCCGAAAGTTCAGCGACTTGGTCGGTGCTCATAAGGTGGCCGTTTCTGCGCCTTCCGCAATCCGCACCATCTCCTCGCCCTTGTCGTTATAGAATATCTCTATGTAGCCCTCGGCCTCTAGGAACTTGAGGCTTGCCATAAAGTCCCGCCAGCTAGGGGTATCCTTATCATCTATGGCACTCATTCATTTTACTCGGCCCGCATCGGCAGCAGCTCCCATTTCCCCGTAATCTGGCAGACAATTATTCTGCTCTGGTTTTGGCGAGCAGGAGCAGAGCAAGAGGGTGAGGAGGAGTGGGGGCATTTTACACGCCAACCGTAAAAATACTTTCATCAAGAGCACAATAGCTTGCAAAAGCAGATCCTGGATTATTTACTCCATTAGTAATTACATTTACTGTAACAAATCTTTTGGCTGAGGTCGAGGATGTTGGGCCTCCAGCAAGAGTGATTGTTGGCGTTGCTGGAAGTGCTGGGACTAATCCATTTTCAGTTGCGTTTTGAGCTAAATATAAATATACATTACCAGATGGATCGTTTTTGATGTAAAACTGAACTGTGTATGTGAACGCAAACTGAAAACCAGACAATCCAGAAGATGTAGAGTAGGTTGTACCATCGTGAGCAAATAATCTTATTTTTTTTGTTCCAGAATCATTATATATTTCAAATCCAAATCCTCTTGTTGCTAAAGCATTTTGAGTAGAATTGAGTGGGACAGTTGATTCCGAATCGTCTCCAACAATTATTCTTATTGCCTGCCCTGCGGTTGCAGTTCCTAATTCAAAATATCCAATCCCAAAAAATCCAACTCCAAGAGCAAAGTTGATCGGTGCTCCAGTAGCACCAGTAATTGTTGCAAAGGAAGAGCTGTATGCAACTTTTGCGTAAGATGTAGCACTATTTCCTGCATTTATATTAAACCCACCAGAAAATCTGCCAGTTATATTTCCACCGCCAGAAGAGTTTGCAATTCCGTTAATACCAAACCTTTTGTAATTTGTTACAAGTTGTATTGGATTTAATACTGTCTTAAAAAGTGCCATCGCCTACTCCTAGCTAATTTGCGTTACTCTAGCCGTGCCAGCCGTGGCGAATACTGCGGTATGAGCTAGGGAAAGTTGACCAGCGGGACATTCCCAATAATCGCCACTAGATAGTCGAACTTGGTAGCTAATCGTGGTGCAAGTAGCACCGGGCGAAATGTGAAGATTTCCAGCTCCCTCGTTAAACACCGTCAGCACTTCCCTGCCAGAATCAGCGGCTACTAAAGAAGTAGAAGAAGTAATGCTAGTGAAATTTGTATTAGATACCGTGGTGCCTTGTGCTGGATAGAATGTGACTACCGTATTTGCAATCGTTACTCCATGCGTAACGCAAGAGCCAATGGTTACAGATGTAATGCTAATGGGGACAGTTCCGCTAATGTTGGCCGTGACGCTTCCAATTTGAGATGTGCTTGCCCCGAGTGTGACTGTGCCACCGCCAATCGTCACCACGCCGATTTGGTTTGTGCCTGTGGTAACAGTAATGAAACCACCAGAAACATCCACCGTTCCAATACTCCCATTATAATTTTCCATTACGATAACAGGGACGGAGGAAACTGCATTTCCATTAAATGTGTAGCCCGTAGTGACGGCATTTCCAGAAAATCCTCCAACCGTAACCGTTCCACTAATCGCAGGAAGCGACGCAATCGTGAGGCTGTTTGAGATAGATGCCGTCACGCTTCCAATCTGTGCCGTCCCTGCTCCGATGGTGACTGTCCCTGCTCCAATCGTCACTACGCCGATGCGGTTTGTGCCAGCGGGGAGAGCAGAGCCAATGGTGACTGTGCCAGAGATGGGTAGCGTGACCGAACTAACTCCACCAATATTTACATCTAAACTTGCGTAAGATGCACTTTGAGCGAGTAGGGCTTGTGCTAACTCAACTGCATTTGATACAGTTACCGTTCCAGCAATCGTCTGGGTGGATGGGAGGTTAGAGATGGAAACTGAGGTGCTCTGAAGCTGATCGTCGTAATAGATAACAAGCGCAGCCGTGGTCGTTAGCCCAGCGGTAGTCGCAACCAGGGTAAGTGCGGTATTTGCGCCCGACGTAAAGGCGGAAGCGGTAACCGAGCTATCCGCAAAGTTATACATAATCCTCCCGCGATCGGCGGCAGTCACAAGCAGAAGTTGGTCGCGATCGATGTTTAACCCGGTAAGCGTAAGGACGTTTGTGGTGGGCGAATAAGAGTAATTAGGCCAGATCTGTTTCATTTTCTTGTGCTCCTTGTCATCCCAAGGCTATCGCCAGCGCCACGGCCGTGCCTGTAGTCACGCCAGCCACGCCAGCTCCACCCGTCACGATGGGCGTACCCACGGCAACCGTAATGCTGGCAGGCCCGCAGACTGTAGCGGTGATAGGCATTATTCAGTCACCTCTCCCGCGATGGTGACGGAGCCTTGTAAAAGGCGGATTTTAGTGGCAGCGCTTGTGGTAAGAAGTAGATCCCACTTTCCGCCACTGATGGGTAGAGCTGATGCCGTGGCTGCATTCAACGCCAGGGTAAGGCTGCCGGTCGTGCCAGTAGCCGTGACGGCTGCAAATTCAGCCAGCAGGTTGCCGTTGTAGGTATCGCGGATCTGAGCGGCAGCAGTTGCGCCGACTAGTGAATACGTTGCGCCAGTGGAGTCCTTGACCGATACCTCGAGCGCAAGATCCACGCCCTGTTCTACGGTTAGATTATATACGCCAGCGGCCATACTTCTGGATGGCGTGTGTCAAAGGGCTAAGACATTAAACCTTTCCTTAGCTAAGGTGAAGTCAGACCAAGGGCCGACGGGTGGCGGTGCTGCAAGAGTGCCTACAACCAGATCAATCCCGCAATCAATCCAGCCCCTCTTAGTCAACTTGGCCCGTAACTTTACATTTTTAATAGCTGGGACTTGCATAACAAACTTCTTCTTTAAAAGCATTTCCCAAGCCTTAAAATAATCTACTGGCTTATCTCTGTATTGAAAACACGGCCTTGGATATACTTTAACCCCATCAAAGCAAAACAGATTACAAGTTAAGTCTATGGCCTCGAGATTTACGCAATGATATTTGATGCCATCAATATGCGCCTCTGCTGTTTCCCTTCCAATCTGTGTCCTAATCAAAGGCCAAGATGCATAAGGATTAGGCAAATTGCCAGCAAAGCAAAAATCAATGTCGTTAAAAGATTCTCCACGGATCAGATAGTCTCTTACAAATCCCCCGCAAAAATATCCCCCAGACTTAATAATATCATTCAGCGGTGCGATCACTTGCTTTCTCAATAACTACTGAACCAGATAAAGAGATTTCAGAATGATCGCCAGGATTAACCCCGCTGGCATATAAGTTTGTTTTATATTCCTTATTACTAGTTTTAAGAGTAACAATTTGAGAGGCCAAGCCTCCATTATCTTTAGTGCTATAATCTGAACTGTACTCTAAGTCGGTTGATATTTCTAAAAGAAAACTAGGAAAGAATTTGTATGTATTATTTATTTTTTTTCTAATCATACTTTGAGCATATACCAGAGAATAGAATCCGGCTGTATTGTATGGGCTTACGGCATTGCTGCTTGTCATAGTTCCATTGTATCCGCTAGTTGTTCCGTAAAAATATGGAGGCGGTGGACAAATCATTTCACTCATTTTGCTAGGCCAATAGCTTAATGTTTCTATGGTGTTTGAAAATGAGTGAGTCGCCACACAGCTCCCTTCAGTAGAATTATTTACGAAGGAATAAACAAGATTGTCTGTTATTTTTAGTGATAGAAATTTCCAGTATAACTCCATCGCATCTTCTAACGTCATTTCAAATGGGTAATCTGTTCCGTCGCCAGTTTGGGCATCACTTTCCTCGACGCAAAATGGGAACGATTTTGCAAAAAGAAAGGCCATAAGGATCTCGTTAGGGCATTCGCCCTGTTTTAATAACCAATGACGGTGATTCGGTAGGTGGCTGTGGCCGGTGTCTGACTTCCGTTGGTTGCATTTACGCAATCAATCTCTAGCCCGTTTGCAGTTGTAACATGGCCCAAGAACGTAAGGCCGTTTGGATTGCTTGGAGGTAATCCAATCAAAACAATATCATTTAGCTGGCATCCAGTAACAACAACACTAACTGAGTTGGTATCGTTTGCTGCAACTGAACCAAAATAAATAGATGCGGTTGTAGTTAGCGTTCTAGGCGATTGCGGTAAAACTCCGTAGGTTGCGCTATTGGCCAGTAATCCCACGTTAATTAAACCGCTTACCGCGTTAATATTTGCAGGCTGGGCCGTAACCGCTACTCCATAAAAGCCAAGCGGCGTGTTTGAAAATGAAAGCCCGGCACCATAGCTCACAACGGCCGTTCCTGAGCTATTATTGAGCGTCCTAGCTCCAAACGCCACGGCTGTAACAGCCGATGAATCTGCCAGGCTGCGTGCGCTGGAATTAACGCCTGTAGTGGAGTTGCGGACAAAGGCAGCATACGTTTCGGCCGCCGTTAGATAGGACGCTTGAGCGGCTGGCACCGCACTGCCTGTGGTAATTAAATCTTTTCTAATCGTAACGTCCGTTTGTAAAATGGTTTTAGGCGTACCAGATTGCGTCAATTCGACTTCCAGCTTAGGGGTAATTTCATCTGCACTGGCTTCCGCAAACAGCTCCTCAATGCCAGCCGTGTTTAGGGTTACCGCGCTCTGTAAGAATGTGCCGTATATTACGCCACTGGTATCCAAAGTAAGTGCGGTAGTTACATTCTGAAGGCCAAGATCCCGAACGAATGAGATGGTGTAATTGCCATTCCCTGAATCGACGCTGATATTACCCGCACCGATCCCCGTGACGGCGCTTAAAGCTTCCCTAAAGCTGGCGGCCGTGGCTCCGAGCGCGATCGCAGTCGTGCTGTTCGTACCAAAGTTAAGGACAACCGATCCGCCTTCTGCGTCGGCTCCTGCACTAAGGTTATAGATTTCGTTCTGAGACGCAGATCCGTCCTGTAGTTTTGTAAGTGATACGATTCCAGCAGTAGGCGATGCGGTAAAAGTATCAGCATATACGGCAGGATTGCGGACTAATTTGATTACTTGTTGCGCAGGAATTCCCGTGGCTGGATTCCTGCGGGTATTGATTAGAACCGAGCTTGTCGGGAAAAGCGTGAAAGCATCCCCGCCAAACGATAGCGCCGTGTTGGCCGTGGCGGAGGTAATTAAATAAACGCCTTGTGTGATCGATCCGAACGTGGTGACAGTAACGCCTGCTCCCGCGATTGCGCTGATCGCATTGTATACCTGCGTAGTCGTTGCGTTGAATGAGATGGCGGTGGATGTAACTGCGCCCAGGGTAAGTTTAAATTGTCCATCGGTAGGACTATCCTCAACGCCACCGATACCAAGTTTTACGGAAATTCCACTAGTGTTTAAGTCTCTTAAAAAACCGCCAGAATCACGTTCCCGCAAGCGCACGCGGAGGTTATAAGAATCGTTCCTAGTTAAAGTAGGCAGTGCTCCGTTAATGGCCGATCCGCCCGTCAGCAACTCCCCTTTAGTAACGTCAATATAAAGATCAAGTGATTGCGCCATAATGCTTTTCTTGTGTCAATTTAGGCTTTTTGAACGAATACCTTAATCGTATCTGGCGATCCATTGTTACATACGTTTAGCTCTTTTACTTCCGCATTATCCAAAGAGATTCTGATTCCGTCCGTTTCCTCCACAACTTTCAAAAAACTGCCAGCTAGAGGCTTTATGCCCTCAATCCTTTTAATAATCTTATTAAAGAATTCCAGGTTTAGCTTCCCGGCCGTAATCTCTTTTAGGCGTGCCGTGGCCATACTAGCTTACCGTTGCGGTTTCAAAGTATTCCGCATACTCATGCATTACCACGACAAAGATCCCTCTTTCCTCGGCCTGAACGGAGGTCAATACATAGCCTTGGTAATCGAAAACTGAGTATCCAAGCGGTCCAAATACTGCGCTTGTTTGCGCCGGAGCGTTGCCCGTACTGAACGGATCTCTTGGATTTACTGGCAAAATCGTGCCATTGATAGATTTTGGCATTGGTACTTTTGCTGAATAACTTAAGCCAAACTGAGCGCCTGACGGCAGAATTGATATAATTGATGCAGTATCTGATTCGCTAACAAATTCAACGCTAATGACACAAGGCGGCCCGAATACGCCTTTATCCATTTGCGGGATAATTCGGACTAGTGCTGGGGGTACCCCGCTAGCGCTTGTAAGGCCAACATAAGATACCGTCATTTCACTTAAATCCCCATCGATCTCTTTAAAGGCCACATTCTCCACAGCCATCCTTGCGTACTTAGTTGAAGATGTGCTGACGTTCTTATGCAACGTATCAAGCGCAGGTTTAAGCGTGGCTCTGTCGGCCGTTCGGATCGTGTAGATTTCGTTAATAAATTCCAGCCCATTGCGCTGAGTGGAAAACTCATTCCTTCGCAATACCTTCTGCCCTGACGCCGGAGAGCCTAATATGACAGCACTCATACGGATACGATTGGCGATGCGATTATTTTTTGAAGTGCCGTATCTAGCACTTGGTAAATATCCGCAAGCGTCTTGGTTCCCTTAGATTCTTTCTGCGCTTCTTTCTGGATAAATTCACGGCGTCTGCTTTCCATAGTACGCGGATTTCCGCCAGAAGTTAGCGCGCTCGTTTGTTCCATCACCTTTGCGTCAAATTCCTTGCGGTTCACCTTTTGCTGTTCCTTGGCTGCCTTTGATCGCTCCTGTTGTACCATTGCGGAAATAGAGCGATCGCCTAGACCGCCTGCAAAGTTAAGCACTTCACTGGCAGACCCTGCTCGAGCTTGCTCAAATTGTCTGCTTGTTCCGCCAGGGCCTGCGGCCATGCCCTTTTCTTTTGCTGCTTGTTCCTGTTGTAGCTTCATCTTTTCCTGTGCTGCTTTCACTTCCAGATTAGCAGCCTCTAGCATTCTCTCGCGCTCCGTATCCCTTTTGCGCTCGTATGAATCGTTGGCCAATTTTTTTTCGGCGTCTTCTTGTTTTAAAAGGTAAAGAGCCAAGTCAGTCCGCTCTTTGATTGCGTCTTTTTCTGCTTTTTCCAACTGTTTCTGATTATTGATTATTTCGCGCTCTGCATTTCCACGTCCTGGCGACTTCTTAGCCTTTTCGGCCTTATCCCTTTCAGCCATTTTTTCCGTGCCTAAATTACTGGCTCCTTTTACGATTTCTTTAGCTCCTGCGATATTTCCTGAAGCTGCTTCCTTTACCGCCATCCCGAGCATCACGGCCAACTCAAGAGCATCCTGCAGCCCTTTAATAAAAGGGTTTAAAAGTGCGGCAACATTTCCAAATCCCATCGTCATATTATTTTGTAATACTTTTATTTGATCAGATAGTTCTGATAGGCTTGAGATGGTATCATCTGAAAATACTCCGATTGCATTCCCTTGTTCAATAATTGCGGACGATCCTTGGTTTAGTACTTTTATTAAATCGGTCTGAGCTTTGCCTAAAAGTTCATTAACGATTACAAATTGCCTGCCGTCGTTAGCCCCGCTCGCAAAGCTGTCCGCAATCCTTAAAAAGATATCTTCTGCCCCCATTGAGCGCAGTTCTTCAAGGCTTATTCCGACTTCGGCAAATGTTGCCACTAATGCTTCTGCACCATCTTCCCCAGATACTGCTTTCTGTTGAGCCAGAGACAGCTTATTTAGGCCAGCACTAACTTGATCTAGCCCACTGCCGAATACCGATGCAGCGTTCCCAAGCATCTGCAATTTACTAGCGGATACTCCGAACTTTTCGGCAATGTCCTGAAGCTGATCGCCTTTTTCAATCGCTGAACTAAAGCCCGAGATTAGCTTATCAAACGCGAATGCTCCTGCCAGAATTGAGCCTGTTTGCTTTGCAAATCGATCTAGGCTGGCCGTTGCAGATTGCAGGCCGCGATCCAGCCCGGAAGCATCTAAAGCGAGTTTGGCTGTGGCGGTAGCGTCCATTATAGCCCAGCCTTTTTGCTCTCGTAATTAGCGATAATACTCAGCCGCTTGATCATTTTTAACACCTGTATGTCAATGGACTTCTGGATGGTTCCAGTACTAATTACGTTGTTAATCCAAGGGATCGTATTAGTCATTTGAACGTAAGGCTTGGAGAATGTGCCCAACGCCGTTTGGCTCTTATCATTTACGCGGCCGCCACCCGTGTGCCTGTATACCCATTTAGGAATACCGCGAAAGCCTCCTAATATACCGGCGCAAACAGCCCAGCCTGATTTTGCGATACCTACGTTTTCGCGCTTATCTTTAAAATATCGCGACAACGGACTATCTTTAGTGACGATTTGACGCACAAACTGATTTTTAGGCACTCTTTTTGATTTGCCATACCGAGCTGATTCGTGACTTTTTCCACCGTCAAACTGACCGACTTGCGTACCCACGTACGGTTGTTGTCGTATTCTGTTTAGAAGTTGTTGTGCGGATTCAGCACGCTTTCTTTTACTTCCGCCAGTTTTGCCCAGCACAAGCGCCGCCAATGCCTTGGCCATTTGTTCTGCGTTTTGTGTCTTAGTCTTTCCCTTTGGCAGCGATAATTTAGCTATCTCTTTAGAGGCAGTACCTGCCGATTTGTAGACGCGATCAATATCCTTAGTAACTGCCTTTTCGCCGACTTTCTTTACGTCATTTCCAAAGCCAAAAGGTTGCGTCGAATTAGCTAGGCTAACGCAAAGCATGCGTGCCTGTATCCGCATTTCCTTGGCTGCCTCGGCCTTGGTATTACCGATAAAAGCCTTCATGGCTTTCTGTAGTTTACTGGCGTCGACTGTTAAGCTTGCGCTCATAATCCTAATAGCCTTTCCATGTCACGGATCTCTTTGCCTTCAATATGAGCCGCACGACTTAGTTTTAGGCCGTCCATAAACATAAAGACGTGATCGGCCTGATTGACGGCCGCCAGTGGCACTTCCCATAGAATATGCTCCATCGTCCAGCCTGTATGTTTTGCCAGGACAAACACGCACGCGGCGGTTCCTCCTGGCGCTAGGCGTTTCCCGGCGGTGCGGCTATGGCTGAAGGGATAACGTTTACCCGCGCTTTGTTAGCCTCCGCCAAGATTGCAGAGCACATGACTGAGGCGGTATTGCGATCGTCCTCCGTCATCTCAGCAATCCAATCCATCAGCTTTTCCCGAAACGCATCCTTGTCCCAAGCCAGGCGAATCGTCTTTTTGCGATCTTCCGCCAGCAGGATATGTAGGTAAATAAACGACCAGACAAAGTAGATCGCGGAATCGCTATCATCCCGCACTTGTAGCATTAGGAGGCGACTGCCTTCGGTATAAGGCGCAAGCCTCTGATCTTTAAAAAATCGATCAGGCGAGATAAGCGAGTTATCCAGTTCCTGTAGTAGCGCTTCTTCACTCATAGTTTTTTAATCATCGCCCGCTTTAGTTCCGGGCTGGCCCTTTCTGAGATAAGCAAAGTTTGGCTGCCACGCTTGATCGACAGGATCGGCTCTGCACGCTTCATAAGGCCCAGCAGTGTTTCCCTGTTCTCAAGCGCTGCCCTTACATACCGAATTGCCGCTTCTGGCTCAGATTTCATATCCGCCCAAGTGCGTTCCATTTCGGCCTTTGCGTCTTGATCGCCACCTGTACTAAACCAAAAGGTGAATTTTCTATGGCCGCCTTCCTCAACAATGCACGTTACTGGATCGGATTCTCTTAGCTTTGCGCCAAAGGCTGCGACTGCCGCAGCCACTTTAATGTTTGTCGTTCCCCAGAAGCTATCAACCATTTTAGGATCTCATAAACCCGCCGGAGCGGGTTAGCTCATGTTGGGGAATCGAGTCGCTGATACGTCCACCGTGACGAATCCTTCGCTAGTGCGATTAACCGTAACGCTATCGACTACGATCTTACCGCCCGTGCTGGTAGCGTTTGCCAAGGTTGTGAGAACTGCGCCTGCCGTTGTGGCATAAGCGCCCGTGATGGTGGTGGAGAAAGCAAAGGTATCGGTGGGATTATAGACAGCGCAACCAACTACCTCGCCGCTTTGGTTCCTAATTTCTGCACGCTCTACGTTGCGAGTTTCTGTGAAAGATTGAACTAACCCACCGGCTTCAGCAGTAATGCCAAACTGTAGGCCCGTTGTTCCGATTGTTGTGGCTGCCATATTGCCTTAAATTTTGTGTCAACTCGCGATAGAATTCGGATATGCAATGACTGCCAGCTTAAAGGTGCGACGCATTGTACGCTCTTCATCGTCCGCCTCTGGCTCAACAGAATCCACCTTGGCGTTGTAACAACGAGCAGATCCGATGGCCGTAGTGGCGTTTAGTCTAGCGGTTAAAGTGCTTGAATCGTAGAAAGCTTGCAGAATCTTGGAGCATTTTTGAGTGTGTGCGTCCACCGTTGTATCGTCGTAAGAATCGTCCACAACAATTTCAACTGGCACGGCAAACACTCCCGATCCTCGCACTGGCTCTTCCGTTCCTAGCGTGGCTTTTATTACGATAGATGGAGGCATGTTCTCGGTCTTATCGTGCGACAAGTGATAGGTCGGCCCGGTGACGGTTACGGATAGAAGCTCTTGAAAAGCAGCTTCAATTAAACGATCGAGCATGGTGACGGCTGGCATATTTTAGACGCTTCTTGTCACCATATCGGGCGGATTGTCGGATCAAATGTGACCATGGTTTTACAACCCGCACCGCCATGCGGAAACGTTGGCGTGTAGTGATATCGCTTTACGCAATCAGGCCAAGTCATCGTGGCCTTTCCTCTGGCGGCCTTTGGCGTGTCCACGGATCGATCGTTGTCCTCAATAATAAATGTGCAGGGTAGATCTGCCCCGGCCACGTAGTTTACGGCTTCATAAAAGTGGCCTTCGTCCTCAGCTCCATCGCCCAAGAAGCACCACACCTTTGCCGTGCTTCCCTGCTCTTTAAGCGTATGCGCCACTCCGGCCGCTATCCCGCAAGTGCCAGCCAAAACGCTGGAAGTGTAGAAATTTAGTTTGCGGTCGAATACAAACATGGAGCGACCTTCTCTAATCATCTCTTCAAGCAAATCAGGATTTCCGCCAGCCAGCAGGTAGTGATAGTGGGATCGATGGCTTGAGAAAATCCAATCGCCCAGCTTAATGTCTTTAAATATCTCGATTAGTTGATCTTCATTGCCGCCGCATAGGTGAATCAAATAAGGAAGTTTGCCCTGCTCAAATAGAGCTTTAATTCTTAATTCAAAATCAATCAGATCCTGTTTGTTCATACAAAAGCGTCGTGGCTATCCGTGGCCAATTTTTCAAATAGCGCCACTTTGGCGTGATTTGCACACTCGTGCAGGCAACTGACGCCAGGGTTAAACGTCTTATGCCATTTGCGTGCCTCCTCGCTAAACCAAGCTTGCTTAAACGATTGCTCTTTTATCGATCCAATCCGCCCGTGATCGCTGTACGCAGTGTTGTGGCAGGCGTAAATATTGAGATCCGCACCGACAACGCAGACGGCTTGAGCGTATAGACAGCGATGGAACGGCCTGATGGGCGACTTGCTTGGGCTATCCAGATCGTAGGTTGTGTTAATGGTAAAGTCGTCGTCACAGAATGATTGGCACTCGGCCAACTGCTCCCTGACTCTAACCGCAATGGTGTTGTGATATTCTTTAAAGTTTTGAACGTACACGGGCGAAAAGCGAACGTTGCTCACGCCTGCATCTTTGAGTTGTTTAGCAAACGGAACCAATCCCTCGTAATTGTAGCGGGTAATTATAAAGTTAATCCCGAGGTCACAGCTTTCCGTTTTGGTATTTGAAAAGTTTTTAATGTTTTGCATCACCGAATCAAACGACCTATCGGGCACGTTACGGCTCGACGCCATCTGCTCTGCGCTTGTGTAGTCCATGGAAATTCTAACCCACTTTGCGTTGCCCAATACTTCCGCCCTTTCGCCTGCGAGCAGTTGGCCGTTGGTAATAATCGACAGATCCAGACCAGAGGAAACTGTCTTAGTCATAATCTCGACAATGTCTTTATGTAGCAGAGGCTCTCCACCCCCGCTAAACGTGACGGCTTTTGTTCCGATAGTTGCCAGATCGTCGATTAGTTCCAGCGCCTTATCTCGTGGCATCACGTCTCGCTCGTTCATACTCGTGTGCATTCCTGCCTGTAGATGCAAGTCAGGCCGATCCTTGGGCCTCGTTGTGCCGTCAGAATAAACGCAGAAACGGCATGCGTGATTACAGATATTCGTTGGCTTAATCCGCACGTAGATGGGCGCGGTGATAATATCGTCGCGGAAACTGGCTATCTTATCGGGGAACGAAAAGATTTTGTAATCGCTGTATTTGTTTTGCTTCACCACTCATCCTTTCGCTCGACGAGTATGGTGGAAGTTCCGACGCTTAATCTATCCAGTGCGCTTTGATACTCGTTGACTACGCTTCCCTTTTTTAGTTCGACGATTGGAAAGTCGATTATTTGCCTGAGTGCTTGAGTAAAATCCTGCGTGTGAGTCGGGCCGGTGTATAGGGGTTTGTATTTATTGCCAATGACTACCCGCAAGATGGCGGCTGGCTTGAATTGATTGCAGCTAATGTGTTGCGCTGCGCCCAGGTGATTCACGATGGCATCCAGCGCATTCAAAATAAAATCCATTCGTTCAATAAAGACAACGGGTTTTAGCCCCGCCAAACTAAGGCCGGTGGCTAGTCCCACCATTAGATTTTCAGCGACGGGTGTTTCGATGAGTTGCGAATCTGAAACGTGATTAAGCGTGCCCGCTGCCCGCCCGCCTATCTTTACTCCATACCCTATAAACCTGACGGCTGGATCGGCCGCCAGTAAATCCATTGCCTGCGTCAGCTCTTGCTTCACAGCAACCCTTCCTCTTCCAAAATATACAAAGCGTGAAATGCGCTCCTAGCCATCTGCCCACGTTGGGTAAATATGACTGTTTCGGTATCCGCACAGAGCAGGTGGAAAGCATCTTTGTTGTGGACGTTAAGGCACGGCCAGCTCGGCCCGGTAGATGTTCCGACCACGGCTTTTGCTTTGGCAGCCGTCGCTCCTATCCAAGTTACATTTTTATTATCAAACGCTGGGCATAATCCAGTATCCACGGTGCTGATTACGCGATGGCCCTTGCTAACCAGTTTAGATACTAGGTTACGAAAATCGTCAGGGTTGAAATTTGTAAATTGGCCAGATAGTCCTGGCGAATTGATAACCACTATGTCGCACTCTGGCGCCATCGGTATAAAAGAATCCAACGCCCAATAATCAAACAACAGATCTTCAACTTTGCGGATCGGATTTTTAACGCACATCCTGCTGGCCAGTTCTTCAAACCAGCACAGGTGAAATTGCGCAAAGTTTAATTTGTCGGGGTGACGTTCCCAATATCCGCCAGTGTTCCGCCACGAATCGATGCTATCGGCAGGCGCCTCGCTGATCGGGCGAATGCGTAACCGTAAAGATATGTCGCTACGCAAGGCGTCAATTTCCTCAAACTTGCACAGACCGGGATTATAATAGTGCGTGATTTCAAGGTCAGGATTCTGCAGGCATAGCCGACGCAGGAAGTTTAGTTGTATCAGGTTGTCGCCTAACCGCAGTGCGTTGTGGGTATGAATCACGGGTTACGCTCTTTAAATATCTTCTCGCCCAGCTCGTAGTTTTCTTTGGCGTTATGGCGCTTAAATTCCGCATCCTGCGCTGCGCCTGTGAAGATTGGGTTGTTGTGGGTAAAGACGATATCTTTGGCGTCGATGATTACGCCGTCTTTTGCACCGCGTAAGCTGTACTCGTTATCGCTGAAAATGCCTGAGCATGCGTCATACTCAGGCGCAAACATTGTGCCCTGCTGTTTCAGCCGAGCCTTTGTTAAAATTGCCATGCACAGAAGATCGTCTTTGCGATGACCGTCGGATACGGCAAGCACGGCAGGCTTGCTTAGATCGCCAAGGCGTTGAGTGATGATCGTATCCCAATGCAAAGGAGGATCCCAATCGTCGGAGCCTTGAATGATAATTTCGCCACGGGCCACTTCTGCAGCTCTGTTCCAAGCTGCAACGCATCCGCCTTTACCGCTAATGATGCCCCAATTTTTAAGCATGCTGGCTTTTGGATCGTCATCATCGACTGAGTAGATCCACTCGATCGAGGCTGGGTCTGCCGCCTTTTTCATCCAAAGAATACGAGCGTTAATTGCTTCCTGCGGCCGTCCTCGCGTTGCGTGGCATACAGTAATCTTTACGGGCTTCTGTGCCCGCCACATCTTCTCGATCTTCTCCGCTTCCGTCGTATCGCCCACGGCTTTGCAGGCCGCCAGATATAAATCGATGCACTCAAAGTCATACACGGTGCGCTGGGCGTTCCATATCTTCACGCCCGGATCGGGCTGAACCATTGCCGACTTAAGCAAATGATACGCTTGCAACCACGCACCCACGCTGGCCTCTTCCCTGGCTAAATAGTAAATCGCTTCCCTTCGCCCAGGATTCATCTGATGTGCCTTTTGGTATAGGCCAATCCTGACGTTGCGATCCTGCGTAGCTGTGGCCTGATTGCATGCGGCCTCGTATGCCAGCGTGGCCTCTTGCCCAGGCCAGACGGCCGCGACGTGTGACCACGGCTCCGATTCTGTCCTGCGATTGCCTAAGAATAGTTCCTGTTGATAGTAGTACGCATACTTGCCCGCTTCGCTTAATTGGCCTTGCAGGATGCGGAGATTCCGATCGGCGCTGTTTGGCTTATATCCGCCGGGGTGATGCTCCACCCACACGGCCTGCTCGCCTACAGATTCCAGCCCAGCATTAGGCAATAGCGCCTCATGTACGGCATAGTGCCACTTTCCAGACCATACGCCGTCTATACGCCTTACCATGCGCTCACGTACTGGCCTTAATTTGGCGTTTATAACGTCATAGACCCCTGCATAAATGCCAAGCTTAGGATTCTGCTCAAATGCTTCTATGGCCCTTTTAAATGCGTTTTTGAGGTCTTTATGTGGCAAGTCATCACAATCCACCCATACCGCATAGTCGCCCGTGCAGGCATCCAGCGCCGTGTTGCGAGCTGCGGCAAAGTTATCTACGTGGGGCCAGCTTGCGCCTGCGGGTGCGTTTTTATATTCGACTATCTTGGCCCCTGACTTTTCCGCAATCGCCCGTGTTCCGTCATCAGGCCAAGCGCCCTGGGCAATGCACACGACCAGCTCGTCGCAGTATGGCTTGAAGGCGGTAAGGCAACGGTCAATAAATTGCGCCTCGTGCCCGGCGATCATGTAGATGGAAATTTTAGGATTTCGGGTGGCCATTCTAAACCTCTCGCAACCCAAGCACGTAACTGCCGATAGAAGTATCAATCGACGCCACCCGATAGCTGACGGAGTTGGCCAGCAGAATAGATCCGATAGTTGGAGCAGTGGCTAGGTTTGCCACGTCGATGGTGAAGGTAGAGTTTAGATCCAGATCATATCCGCCGAGATCGACGTTTTCTTTACGGGTAACAGTGGAAAGAATGCCAGTGACTGAAGTGGAACCGATAGTGGCGGCCGTGCCGGTTTGAGTATAAAGTGCGGCCAGACTTTCCTTGAGTGCTTCTGTGAATTCGGACATGTGAGGATTTCTTAAAGTGGAAAGGGCGGTGAGCCTTTCAGCCCACCGCCCTCCCCGAGTGAATTAGCTACCGTTGATACGCACGAGGCTGTTCGGCTCTCCGGCTTTCACGCCGTAGATCAAAGCGTAGGTGCGTTGCAGCATGCCCTTCACCACGTCGTAGTTCTCACGAACTTGGACGGAAAGGCCAGTGCGGGGTTCCGTCACAACCGAGATGTCTCCAGGGATGGGAACGCCGGTCGGAACTTCAGGAACGCGGGCCGCGATCAACAACGCTTCCTGCTGGGCGAAGAATCCGCCGAGCGTGATGCTGTTGGAAGGCACTGCGCTGTACTGGTTGATGTTGAATCCAGCAACGTTTCCGATCCCAGCCGTGCGAACGAGGTCGCCGGTGATCTGAGGATTGGCCACAACGGTGCTGTCGTTCAACAATGCGCCGTAGAAGCTGGGGTTAAGAACAGCGTATCGGCCGTTGACCGGGGCGTTGTTGTTGTTGAGGGTGATTCCAGCCGACACTACCGAGCGGTAGGAGAAGGCGCTGGATGCAACCGTCAATGCGCTGGTGTAAGTGGAGGAGGTCACGAGGGCCAACAGATCCCCAACCATTTGCAACCCGAGGGCGTGCGCGGCTGCGCCGGCGAAACGCTCGATCAGGTTGATGTTGGAGCTGGTGCGCTCTTGATCGTCCACAGAATACGAAACGTGCTTGAACTTGTTGAGAGTGATCTGCACGTCTGTCTGAGTGGTCGCAGTCGCTACATAACCGTTGGTCTGCGAGTAGTCCTGTGCGGTCGTCGCAGAGATGCGGTGGGTGTAGATCGAGGCGTTGTATTTTGCGGCTTCGCTGCTGAAATCCGTTACGGAGTTCTTGAGGAAGCTGTAATCCGCCACGAGGATCTCGAGAGCCCTCTGAGCGATTACATTGGCATTCGTTGTTCCGATTGAGTTGGCCATGTAGTGTTCTCCTAGTGGACTGGATTACAGTCCGAGTTTGCGGAGCAGTTCCGACCGACGGGTCGGATTCTTTTCCGCGTTGAATTGATTGAGGATTTCTGCCCGGCCGAGCGGTTGGCTCGATTCAGCGGGAACCGCCACTGCGCCAGCAGCGTCGGCCTTGGCTTTTTCCAAAGTGGTCACGGCCTTTTCGTCGGCCTTTTCTTCAGTCTTTGCGCTCATCTCTTTTTTAGCCATATCTTCAGCGGGCATTTCAGGAGCTTCGGTCACGTCCTGAGTTGCGTCCGCTTTCATAAGAGCGAGCACTTCTGCAAGCATGCCGGCGATGTCGGTCAAGGTAGGTTCTGCCATTTTTTCCGCAGGCTTGTCGGAAGGCATTTCGGCCAGTTCGGCTTTCGGTGCCTGGACAACTGCGGGAGTTTCAACGGCAGGAGCTTCGGGTGCGGGAGCTGCCACGACGGCAGGTTCACTAAGCTCTTTTTTGACTTCGACAGGTGCTTCGTTCATTTGAAGTTTTTTCATGTCAACTGCTGAGAAAGCAGAAAACATACCTGCGGGATTGGCGGCTGGTTCGGAAACGATTGAGCAATCGTAGATCTCGGTTACTCGTGCAAAGCGATTCCCAGCCACCTCCTCGGGTACGCCGCTAAAAGTGAGCGACATTCCAAAGCCTTCTGGAAGGACTTGCGCCAAGTGTTGAACGAACTGCGCCTCGTTTGTGTTGAACAGAGTCAGATCGCCCATAAGGCGCTCTCCTTCAATTCTGAATCCGTCGATATATCCAAGGATTCCAGTAACGGGTGCACCGTGGCCCATGGTAACTTTGATCCGCTTCATGGATTGCGCTACAGCCAGCGCCTGCTCTAACGACTTTTCGTCGATTAAAAGGTTATGCCCACGGGCTTCCCCGATGGTGAGGATTGAGACGTTTTTGAGTTTGTTGGCCATGCTGGCCAACAGGTGTCAAATTAGTTCCGGCTAAAGATAGGATTGCGGGAAACGGGATCTGCTGGATCTGGAAAGATGGGGTTGTAGACAGGTTGCCCAGGCTCGGGCGGCGTGTGCATGTCTTGGATTGCCTTATTGATGGCATAAGCCAAATGTGCGGCTTGTTCGGCGTTGTTCATAAACAGCATTTGATTGTTTAGTCCGCCAAACTTCAATTCAACGTAAGGGCGGCAAGATCCTTGGATGATTTTCCAAAGAATAGCAATAGACATGCAGGCAATCGTCACGCCCATCACGGGACTATTTTTGCACAGCACAACTCCAAATAAGATTCCGAACGCACTAAGAAAACACCACATAATGCTGCCAAGCGCCATGTTCTCGCGTCCGTGGGCAGTGCCGACAATGGATACCAAGTTATAGTTTTGGTTGTAGGGATGGCCTACTGTAATCATTCGGCCAATAACGCTGACCGATCCATCATCGTAGTAAACGGAGCTCGTTTCGGGTGAGATATCGTCCACGCCCTAATCGTATGGGCGGCGGGTGTGCGTACAACTACTTTTTTCTGGTAGTTCTTGGTTTCTTATCTTTTAACCCGACGGCCTTGGCAACCATATCCAGCTCTTTAGAGGAGAGGTTAAAGTCTGGATCGTCCCTCATTGTAAAAGATTCTGATAATACTTCCTTAACGGTTTCTTTAGGTTTAGCCGACAGCTCCGCATCTGGCCCTGCGTTTGGATCTTTCTCAGGATTGACGGGTGTAGGCTCGTCGATTGCTGGTGCCTCTTTGATTACTTCTGCCGGAGCCGCCACGTCTGTCTGCGGTGCAACCGTTCCGATCGATGCGACAAATTCACGCTCTTTTGCAATCTGTCTGACCTGCTCTTCCCAATCTTGGCCAAGTTCGCCAAAGTAATCCTGCAGGCTGGATAGGCCCGCCTTGTAGTCCTCGCGGGCTTGCTGTGCCTCGCGGCCTGCGTCCACGGTTAGCGACTTCGGCGTCTGCCACGTAACCTTTGCATAATCTTCGGCCGGCGGTAGATCGCCGTTGGCAATCGCTCCGCCAATAAAGAATCTCCATGCCCGATTGCAGAATCTGTCGATGAGTAGGCGTTGGCGTTGTTCAAATCTGCGCTGTGCCTTTGCCACAATAAACCGCATCCCTGCCCCGCCTACGCTGGCTGGGTCGTAAACAAATTCAACGGGCAATCCGAGGCCCATGGCCACGTCACGAATGAGGAACTTGGCGAACGGCTCAAAGCCTGCGTGCGGCCGATTCGGCCCAATCATCTCAATCTTTTCGCCAGGTGAAAGGCGTGGGATGGTAGCTGACGATGTGATCTCCTCGCGGGCGATGGTGCTTTCTCCGCTGTCCTGCGCCTGCACTGTTCCAAAGAATCCACCCTGCCCGGCCAGCTCGTCGCCCTGGTCAGTTGTAATTACTGCCGCAATACTTCCCTGCAATTTCAATGCGTCCTTCTCAAACTCGCCAAGCATTTTTAAATCGCGGACGTGATTGAGTGCGCGAGCTAGTGCAGAGCCTCCACGGATCTGATCGGGCCGTTCCATTTCCATTAAGTGAATGACGGTATCTGAAGTTAGTTTTCTGTAGAGCTCGCCTGTTTGAACGAGGTATGCGGTGGGTTCTCCGAGCTTGCCAAGGAATACGCCGTCGGCTGTTCCGTAATCGTCGCCTTCGCAAACGCGGTGGCCTTCGACAACTTGCAACTTCCCCTTTTCAGTCATTACAACAAAAACGTCACCGTCCACATCGATCGACCGTGAAAGCGATAGCAGTAGATCTGTCCAGGTCATGCGTCCTGTAACTTCAGGTGATGGCACTACCATATCCCGCCAGTATTCCTCACACAGCCTGCCGAAATCTTGATCTGCTCCGCGATACTGCGGTCGTAGTCCTGGGCCAATCGAATAGGTGGCGATCGAATCCACCGCTCCTTTAATCAGGCCCACGTTGCGGTACATGTGCCGAGCAAGCTTAAGCAGCTCAACCCGTGTCGCTTCATTTAGATCTAGGCGTGAGTCGCGGGCGTGTGCCCCGTAGATGACGGGCCGTTTGCGTGAAAAGCCTGCGCCCTCGTAAGGCTGGAACGTGCTGATGCCTGCACCGAATCCTGCGCCGAACGCCTTGATCCCTGCACCTACCCGAGCCACGAGTGAAAGTTTCTGCGCCATAATCAGCTATCCAGAATATAAGAAAATGAGGCGCTGGTGCGTGTGACCTGTACGCCGTTTAAGTAATCGATAGCGGCCTGAAATAGTTCAACCCGTTCGGTAGGTTTTAAGTCGATCTGAAAGCTGGCGGATTGTCCGCCCGCTGAAGATCCCACAAGAGCACGGCCTGATGCTGCGCCCGTCATTGCCGCATTGCGGTCAGTGGCAAGGTTGGTCAGGGCGCTTGCGGTAACTCCTGAGGCTTGAGCCAGGTAGTTTACAGCAACGGCCCGCGTGAGTCTGCGGGAAATAGCCATCACGACGCCACAGGTGTCAACGATTCCTCGCCGAGCGAGGCAGTAGGCCGAATGACTTTTCCATATACGGCAAAGCCAGCCAGGTATGTTTCGCAATCGTACAAGTGATCCTGTCTGCTTTTGATTCGTATCCATTCGTAGTGATCGCGCCCTGTCTTGCGGTTAATCCTATGCACCTTTTTGTGGCTGCTCATGTGCTCCCGATAATCTGCGCTTACGTCATGGGCGATCTCCCAGCGTGGCCCCTGCCCTCTCCGCAACCATGCCAGCAGATCCTGACAGGCTGGCGAACTGAGAAGCAAAAGCATGCAGCCTGCGTCAGTGGGCTGCTCTGCTGAGTGAACTGACTTCATTCGACCGCGTGGCGTTTCAATCCAGTAAGCTGGTCGTTCTTCGCCCTTTAATGCAGTCCACTTGTAGCGGGCGCAGATTCGGTAGGAATCTTGAGTCTCGTATCCGCTATCCATTGCCGTGTGTTTTGGTTGAACGCCCAATGCGTGCAAGTGTTGCGCCACGTCCTCGATCGTCCTTGCCCGTCCTTCGTCAATTAGCCTGCTCGTTCCATCCCTGGCAAACGCCCTTACCACGAACCAGTACTCGTCGATCTGTCTGTCTATAGCCGCCAATTTAAGATGTTCCGTTTCCCAATTCTGCTTTTTAGCAAAGGCGCCGGCGGGAATGTCGACGGTTGTATCACTATCAAACTGATCTTCCCACGGCATCGCACTCCATCCGTTCACGAATCCTTGTAAACCGTGTAAATAGTGCTTCTGAGTTAGGAACTGTTTGGCGCAGTCGGCGATCGTGACGGTTGGCGAGTACCAGCTAGGTAGTCGCATGCTTCGTCGCCCGCGCTCTGCGTTCGGATTAGCCGCCACCCACTTGCCTTGCTCAACGGCCGAGCGTCTATGGCCTTCCGTCCACGGCTCGTTGCACTTTGTGCAATAGTATGCGGCCGTGTCTGCAACTTTCTGCAGATCCCACTTACCGTCAGAATTGCGTGCACTGTCTGCCCATCGCACTTGCCCGAACTCCATTGCCTGAAATTCTCCGCAAGCGTGGCAAGGGACGTGAAAAGTTTCCTGCGTTCCTGCCTGATAGTTCTGCCAAATGTCGCCAGTTGAAAGCGTGGGCGTGCTAGTTAGTACGTGCTTTCGGTTTGGGAAAGCCTTTGTGCGTTCCAGCGCCAGATTGTAGGCGGCCGCTTCGCGTTCGGTCGGTGGAGCAAACTTGTCCAGCTCGTCCAGTACCGCGATACAGATCGGCCTTGAGCTGATATTGGCCGGGCTATTCGATCCCACAAGGCTCAGAGTCATGCTGGTAAACTGCATCTCTAGGATTTTAAAATCGTCACTGTCGTATGGGAACAGTGCCCGCACTGGCTTGCACTTCTCAAAGATGGGAGTCAGTCGCGTTTCGCTGTAGCTCCTAGCTAGATCTGCGTTAGGCATTACGAGCAATGCAGGCGCTGGATCGTTTGCAATCCGATACGCCAGCCAGATTGCCAGCGTGAGCGTCTTGCCTGTCTGACTACCCCAACAAAGGCTAACCGTATGCACACCCGGATCGGCCAGCGCTTCCAGTACGCCAGCCACGTAAGGCGTGTACTTGGTTGAGTAAAGACCTGGGCGAGCCGTGATCCTGCTATCCAACTCAATGTACTTTTCCGCCCACTCAATTACGGATGGTGGTGGCTCAAAGTTCCAGCGATCGCGCTCGCGTTTGAGTAGCTGTTCAGCCGCCTTCACAGCGCGGCCTGTACTTGTCGCATGACTTGCCCCACCTCATTTTCCACTTCTTTCTGGATCTCAGCAGCCGTGCGATGGGCGCAGATAGGTGCTAGCCGTTTGGGCATGCCAAGCAGTAGCGGAATAAGTGCGTTGGTACGGCGTGCCAGTATCTTGTCCGCCTCGTCGATCGGAACCATCTTGCCCTCCGCCTCGTTAATGTCGGGCCGATCGCCCTTCATTTTTCGCAGTGCCTCAACGACGCGGGTGTAATCGCCGATCAGTGACGACCGCTCCGGCCCGCTGGCTTCCTTGGCAGCCTCGCCAAGTGTAGCCGCCAAGGATTCAAGTCGATCGATCTCGCCATCCAATCCTATCCCGGCGATGGGTTTCATAGCCTTACCCGTTGCAACGCCTTGACCTTTCTCGAGCTGGCGCCGTGCCTGACGCAAACCGACGCCGGTGGCAGCGGCTTGAGCGAGGATTGCGGTGTTTGGTCGGCGTCCCATAACGTCATTCAATGTTTTTGCAAAAAACTCAAGTAATTACCGAATGTCTTTGCCAT